AACGCCCTCACACGCGCCTGGATGGACATGCAGGAGTGCGTGAGCGCATAATGCGCGCCCGCGTAAGGAGAACGAATTCGATATCCGTATCCCATCCCGTTTTAGCGTAGCTATACAGCCAAATCGTGTGTCATTGTGACGGTTTGGTGACGGTCCAACGCTTTCACGCATGCCCAGCCCCGCCTGCTCCGGCGTGCCCACCCCGTACCCGCGCCGCGCCTGCACATCACATGGATGACATGAGAAACAAAAGGAGGCTCCAAAAGGGGAGCCCTAGCTGTGGATCGGAAGTGTCACGTTTTGAAATGCAACCGATTGAGCCCACCCCCTACCTCGCACATTTTGTTCTCCGAAACTGGTAACCTAGAATTTGAAAGGACCCAACTATGCCCAAAGTAGGAAAGAAGAAGTTCCCGTACACAGCCAAGGGAAAGAAAGCCGCCGCCAAGGCCGCTAAAAACGTAAAAAGCCCGTTCAAGAGGGCCAAGAAGAAGAAAAAGTGACAGAGCACCTCGTCACCCTAGCCATCGTCTCAGCCCTAGGTGTGCTGGGCTGGTTCCTAAGGCGTGAGTCGGTACGCGTTGATCGTTTGGAGATGAACCAACACCAGATGCAGTTGGAGCTGGCGAAGAACAGCGAGCAGAACAGGCAGTTGTTCACCCAGGTGTCACAGATGCGTGAGGATTTGAAGGACATCGTTGCCAAACTGGACCGTTTGATTGAGCGACAATGACACGAAGGCCATAGACCCGGCCGATCTGGTACGCCTGGACGCCGAGGTCTGGTTCTCGACGTACGGAACCATCAAGGACAAGCGGGGCAGGATGGTGCGGGCTCCTAAACCCAACGTCCTACAGCGCAGGATGTTCGCGCACTACCGTGAATGTCAGGCGAAACGCGAACCGTGCAAGATGGTTGTGCTGAAACCCCGGCAGAAAGGGGCTTCTACGTGCTCGCAGGCCCTTGTCTACCACCATTTCTGCAAGTTCAGGGACCTGAACGGGTCATTGATGGGCGACATCCAGGGCACGAGCGACAAAGTCTACGAAATTTTCCGGAGATTCGCCGAAAATGACGAATTTCCGTGGTACGGGGGCCAAAATACCATCGATACGAGCCATGCCGACGGAATCAAGATGGCCAACGGGTCGTTTTACGGCAAGGAGACGGCCGGATCGAAGAATGCAGGCCGTTCCGGCACTATCCAGGTCGGAAATCTGACCGAAGTCGCCTTCTGGAACACCGCAGGGCACACCGATCCCGCTCTTGCGTACCTCCAGAGCCTCTACGACGAGGAGGACGTGAGCCTGTGCGTGGCCGACAGCACCCCGAACGGCCCGAGCGGCTGGTTCTACAACACCTGCTCCGCCGCGATGAACAACGAGAACGACTGGAAGTTCATTTTCGCCGCGTGGTTTGAGTTTGAGGACTCCAGGATTGAATTTCGTGACACGGAGCACCGCGAGGAGTTTGAAGCCAGCCTCACCGACGAGGAGATACGCGAGATGGAGAAGTACGACTGCGGCCTGGAGCAGATGCTCTGGCGCAGGCGCACCCTCATGGACAAGTGCGACGGTGACACGGACAAGTTCAGGCAGGAGTACCCCTCCGACCCGGTTGAATGCTTCCTGAAGTCGAGCCGTCCGCGTTTCAACGCGGACATTCTGCATGAGATGGAACGCGAATGCTATCTCGCGGAACGCGGTGACCTGAATATCCAGGACAACCAGAGGAAGGTCGTCTTCACTCCTGACACCCACGGCCAGCACCTGGTCTGGGAACAGCCGAAACCGGGTTGCTCCTACCTCGTGTCCGTGGACACCTGCACGGGCGAGGACCAGCAGGTGGGCGGCATATCCGCCGATCCCGACTACCACAGCGCACAAGTGTGGCGGGCGGGCTACATCGACCACACGGGCACGTGGCACAAGCCCAAGATGGTGGCGTTGCACCACAGCCGGCTTGATATTGCCTACCTGACGGACGAAGTGGCCTCGATGAGCCTCTGGTACGGCGGGTGCATCGTCATACCCGAGGTGAACAACAGCGGTCTGGCACTGGTGAAGTTTCTCCGGGAGATGCAGGTTCCGATGTTCCAGAGGAAGAAGTTCAACGACACCAGCAAGATGGCCGAGAAGTTCTTTGGATGGCAGACCGACAGGCAGACGCGCAAGACGATCATCGACGAGCTGGCGCGTGCAATCCTTGAGAGGAGCATAGTGATCCCCTGCAAGGGCGTGCTGAAGGAGCTGAAGACGTTCGTGATCAACCAGAAGGGGAAGCCCACGGCCGCGCCGGGGCATCACGACGACCACGTGCTGGCGGCCGCCATAGCCGTGTTCAACATGGACGCCGCCTACGAGATGGGCGAGCCGAGGCGCAGGAGGTTCAACCGGAACAAGATGATCTCCAACCCCACGGCCATGTGCCCCGACGGTTTTAGCAGACGCCCGTTGGACATGAGCCGCCTACGGCGTTAATACAACCGATTGAGGGCGGGGCGGACGGAATCATTATTCCTTGAACATGGCCCAGACTCAAAGACCGATGACCCTCGCGGAGCTGGAGGCGCAACGCGCCGCCCAGCAACAGCAGGCGGTGAACACTCCTGGCTTCGTGACCCCGCGCCAGGAGGCCGATACCCGCCACCCCGGCAAGTACCAAGTCGAGACCGCGCCGAGATACGACCCCAAGACGGGCAACGTCGTCCGGCAGTCGTGGGAGGCCCGCCCGTGGCACTTCAGCCACAAGCCGGGAGTCGGGCTGACGCAGGCCCAACTGGCCACGCAGGACCACCTCGCCCTACAGGGCACGCACGGCAAGGGTCTGGTCGACCGCACCATGTTCATGGACGACTACGCGTCCGCCCCGACCAACACACAGCTCGTCAGCGGCCGCAGGAAGGAGTGGATTTCCGGGGCCAAGATCGCCGGGAACCCCCGTGACATGGACCTGGACGGCACGCTCCGGGGCAACCTGGAGCGCAACCTCGCCCTCCAGGCGGGGCACGTCGAGCCGACCACCGGGCCACTCGGGTCGGTCGCCCCACCACCATCCGGATCGACTGGAACGACTGTGAGCCAACCGAACGCCCCCGGCGTCGCCACGCCCCCGGAAACCCCTTCGGCCCTGAACGAGGACCCCGTCGCAGTGCCCAACAACAACACGGGTCCGGACCTGCAAGGATCATCCGCCCCGGCCACCGGCCGCGCCGCCGCCGACGGTTTCGACCCCTACACCCAGCCTCCCGCAGGAGCCCCCGGACCTGTAGGAGACCTTGGACCCGCCGGTCCCGCAGGAGCCCCCGGTCCCGCTGGTCCCGCAGGAGATCCCGGTCCCACCTACGGGGAGATGCCCTCCGATGCGGGTAGGAAGTCTTTTGACTACAGCCCTTTCGATTTTCCCGAAGGGCAACGGCCCAGGACCGATACGGACGGCTACGCTTCGTACGTGAGGCAGTTGAACGCCGACATCTTCGGGAGGTGGGGCCTCAACCCGAATACCGGCGAGCCCCAGTCCGCCGGGGACGCGGAGAACCTCACCACGCAGTACAACGAGGCCACGGCGCAGGGGATGGTCCCCGGCGCAGGGTACGGCACGGCGGGCAACGTGGCCTTCGGCATAGGAGCCTGGAGCCGCTTTGCAGACGCTAAAACCTTGAGCAAGGCGGTAAAGGGGGTCGAGGCGGCGACCACACTGCGCTACCAGCAGGCGTTCGCTACTAGGTTCAACGTCCCGTTGGCAGATGTCGTGAGCGCGGGCAAGGACCCCGCCATGAAACAGCATCTCTGGAAAACATACGGCTACACAGACCCGCCTGCCCCCAACAAGAGGGCCGTCAAGAAGGAGGCCAAGGAATTTGTCAAGAATGCCCGTAAGGCCACGCCTAGGCCGAACCTAGGCACGGCCGATACCGAAACTATGCTCAACGAGGCCCGCAAGAGGGGCAGGTTTACCGGGAAGTTCTTCAGAGGTACGGCACGCCTGCTGGGCAGGACCGCAGGGCCTGTAGGCTGGGCGGCACTTGGTATCGAGGTGGGCAACGAGATCGAGGAGCAGGGTCTCACAAAAGCCAACAACATGTTGAAGAACTCCGACTACGCACCGCTGGTGGTCGGCGACCTTCTGAAGGCGATGGATGAAGCGCAGGCGAACTACGACGCGGGCGACCTCGACTCCAAGTTCGCGAGCTGGGAGGACGCCTTCGACGCACGCGCCAAGGAGATCATCCTGTCATGGAACCACATCGTGCAGGACCAGATCGGCAACCCCGGGCTGGAACTGGACCCCAAGGCCAAGCGGGGCCGGGAGGTGTTCTCACCGAAGTCCGCACTGTGGTCCAAGGGGGTGAAGCCCACGGAGAACATGAAATGGGCGATGTCCCACACCATCTCGGCGGCCACCGACAAGCGTCTTGAGCAACGCCACACCGACTTCCAGAAATACCGGGACGCCAAGGGGAGGCGTACCTATCTCGGCAACGCCGGTTTTGCGAAACCTTTTCTGAACAGTCAGACTGTCCGGTACGGGGAGGGAACGGGCCGCTACAAGGGCCACAGCGACTACTTCGACCCCAAGACCAAGGAACTGCAACCGCATCTGGGGATGAATTTCAACGATTTCCGCGAGATGGCGAAGCAACAGGGGTACAACCTCCCCAAGCACGACCTTGAAAACTACTGGGCCGCAGGCCAGCAGAAGCTTATGGACGACATGAGGAAGAGGCGGATCGTAACTTTCTCCGAGTAATGTCACTTCTAGAAGAAGACCATTTCGACGACCCGGTACAGGGCCTGCTTGACGAACGGGCAGGGGGACGCCCCCTAGCACCTGCCCGGACCAACACCCTCCCTTCGGGGTTCGTGACCAATGATCAGGTAAGCCACGCGAGCAGGCAGAAGAGCATAGCCGCCGCCAAGCGGGCCGAGATCAACCGCGACCGGCAACGGTACGAAGACACCGAGTTCAAGGCGTTCTTCGACGAAGTCATGACACCGCCGGGGTCTTCCCAGAAGTCTTCGGACCTGTATAAGTCCGAAGAGTGGTCCGGCCACCTTGATACGTGGTTCCAGACCCAGGGGAATGACGAGCAAAAGGGCAGGTGGTCCCACCACAAACAGCAGATGGAGGGCTACAACAACCTGCTCTCCGACGC